AGATAATCTCACTCGCGGGGATGGTATCAGCCATGTCCGTAACCACCTGTATACCCAGCTCAGGAAAGATACCTGAAACGGTGTTAAAGAAGCCCACCATAGTGTCAGGATTGTTAAACNCCCCGTTAGTCATGGCCATGTTGGTCAGGTTGTAGGCGATGTTATCCATAGCCGCCGCTCGCTGCTGATCCGTTTGGTAAGTGGCCAGGTCATCGCCCATCTGCTTCAGGGCCACCGACAGCTCATTGTTAGCATTTTGTATCGACGCGGTGTTCTGCGCACCAGCATAAAACTGTCCGGCATTATTGATCGCCGTAGCATTAGCCAGCGCCATCTGATTGCTTGCCGCTGTCTGCTGGTTCTCCACCAGGTTCTGTGCACTGGCGTTGAACTTGCTAATATCGGCCTGCTGCCCCGCATCCTGCAAAGCCGCCACATTCTCTGCCGAAGCACCGAACTCTGAGGCCCGGTTTTCCGCATTGGCCAGATCCCGTCCCGCCGTCAGGTACCCCGCTGCATCCTGTAAGGCAAAGGGCGCGGCGGCCTTAATCGCCTCCGCCTGTGCTGCACCCGCACCGATGCTGGAATTCTTCAGACCCCGCGAATTGGCATACTGCATACCGGCCAACCGCGCCTGCTGCATGTAGTCAGAATCCGTCGCCGTCATCTTGTTAAGCTGGTTTACCGACAGAGAGTCAGGGCCAATTTGCTGACCTGTGGCCTGATACCCCGTCGTCGCTGCCTGTCCTGGTGCGGTCGCCGCCGTCACCGGAGCCGTTGCCGCTGGTGTCGCCGCTACAGGCTCATAACCCGTTGCTGACGCCCCAGTAAGGGCGACATCCCGCGTTGGTGCCGTTGGTGTTTCCGGGGGCGGCTGCGAAGCCTGATAAGCGTCATAACCCTTTCCCTCTGCTGACGCATTAAAACCGGCAATCACATCATCTCGGCTCATACCAGCGGCCATCTGATCCGACCAGTATTGCTGCCCCGCCGTATCCGCCGTTCGCCCCGTCTCATTGAGGTAAACATTGTTGAGGAAGTCGCTATCGCTGCTTGTCGTGCTGTACGGTGTACCCGTCATGCCACCGCCGGTATCCCCCGCTGTGTTCAAACCGTAATCATAGCGCTCCGCCTGTGACTCAGCCGACTGATAATCGTCAGGCACCCCGTAAGGGTTGGTACCACCCGTTGCCACTGGCGCGGGCGGCTGATACTCAGTGGGCGGGTTGTATGCGCTCTTCTGAGTGATGTCGCTGTATGCGTTCTGTAGTGCTCCCACTTTTATTCCTCAATTGTTCCTTCAATCGTTCCTGCAATGAATAGCTAAGCCAGTCGCAAGCCTCCACTGGTGTAAAAACCACAGGTAACATACGTCCAGTCCGTCGCGCTGCCGACCTGCACGGGAGACAGTCGATCTGTTGCCGCCCCGTCGCCTATCTGCCCTAATGTGCCGCTGCCCCAGCCCCATATCGTGCCATCGTCGCGCAGTGCGAGGGTGGATTCCGCCTTGCCTGAAAATGTCCCCGTCCAGTCAAAATCAAAACCGATTCGCTCCGGGGGAACTTCTTTATGCGTCGTTGAACCATTGCCAAGCTGCCCGACATGGTTATAACCAAAGGCCCACAGTGAGCCGACGGTTCTGACAATGTGAAAATTCTTGCTACCGGCACAGACAAACACATGGTCATTGTCGGCGTCTAATAGTGTCGGCACTGTGGTTTGCCAATAGAAGGTTTCATACTGTACCGCGCTCCCCCAAAGGTAAGCGTGACCCGTGTTGCGTATGCCCGCTGCGGCGCTCTCCCCCGCATAGATGGCGTTTGACCAGCCGGTGCTGACGCCCACCTGTGTCGGTGACAGCAAAACATCGGTTGCTCCCTGTCCTAATGCCCCCTGATAATTCGTCCCCCAGCTCCACAGGGTGCTGGTACTACGAACGCCCAGCGAGTAAAAATCCCCCGCTGATACCGCTGTCCAGTCCGTCCAGACCCCCACCTGTACCGGGCTAAGTTCGTCACCAATACCCCCTGTACCCAAAGCCCCCTCAGCGCCGTACCCCCAGGCCCAAAGTGTGCCATCAGTTTTAATTGCGAGTGAATGGGCAATTCCTGCTGAAAAGCTGCCTGACCAGTCGGTATCCGTACCGACCTGCAAAGGAATTAAAGATGAATCATAATTACCCTGGCCCAACTCACCAGACTCACCATAACCCCACATCCAGAGTGTGCCATCAGTTTTGCGTGCCATTGTGGTGGAAACACCTACGGAGAGGTGTGTCCATTCCGCCGTGCCTATTTGTACCGGCGAGTCCTTTTGTATTATCGTACCGTCGCCTATTCCACCATCGTCGTTATAGCCCCACATAAACAGACGCTTACCCTCTGATGGCGGGGTAAAACGGTAGGGGTCGATAGTGAAAGTCACGCTGTTCTCCTCACGCGATATAGCCCAATAAGGTAACTTTCAGCCCAGCCCCGGCCACCGTCGATCCCACTTGATCTATATCAACCCGCATCTCCGCATCATTGGCCAGTGCCAAATCGCTGAATACCGCTGGTGTCGTCGCTGTGGTTGAGGTCTTCTCCGTCGCGTCGATACTCATCACCGTAGAAAAAACGGAAACGCCCGACTCGTTGACATCGACTTCAATCGTCGAACCTGTCGGTGCCGTTGTCACTGAGCATCGCGCTGTTATCAAGGTCATGGCATGGGGCATACGGAAGGTCACTTTNCCCTCCCCTATGGTCAGGTCGCTGGTCTCATCCGAGCAAGCCATTTGTATGACGCGCAAGGTCGAGGTCGTACCGGAGGCCAGCCACTTATCCAGCGTTTCACTGTAGAACAGGTCGTAAATACCACTGAGCACCAGTGAGCCAGTAATCATCGCCGAACCATCGACACCAACCACCGATTTCGCGCCCAGGCTGTCAAGGTCGAGCGTTACCGCCCCGGTGTTGGCCGCAGTAATCTTCACCGACAGCTTGTAGCCATCGGCCCCGGTGTAGCTTGTCAGTGCCTTAGTCGGTGAGGTCACAACCAGTGCATTGCCTGTACCCGCAGCAACGACAAAGTTCAGGTTACCGCTGACCATCTGATCTTCGTCGGGCATCTTGTCAAGCCCGGTCACAACAGCATCTAATTCGGCGCGAACGTCCTCACCTTTGGCGGTGGTGCCCTGTGAGAAGCTTTTACTTCGTGTGTAATAATCGTTGGCCATCCGAAAACCCTTCCTTGGGTATGCTGTTATATGGGAATTGTTCCCTTAAAGCGTGCTGTTATGTGTACGAGTGAATCTCAAACAATGAACGGTCTACATCAACAATCGGCCCACAATTCTGTACATGCAATGGTAGTAGCGCATGCAACTTTTCTCGGTTCTCTGGCTCCATCGGAAAGTCTGCAACATCGCCACCGATTTTGTCGCGGTTCACTTTTAGGGCACACCGGATTAATGTATCTCCGTATAAAACAGTTATTAAAAAACAAATATCACTACCCATTTTTTCCCCGNCANCAATTAAGTCCTATGCAATCGCCGATTAATAAAATGTACCATAAAACCCTGCACAGTGAAGGGAGCGACCAGGTTGGTGGTGTTATGGACGATTATTTCCATATTCACCCCGGTACCCTCAATGGCAATATCCGCGTCGGGTACCGACTGGGCTGACCATAAAAACTGGTTCCACAGCACCGTGTTCCACAGGCCTTCACCGCCGATAACGGCGACATCCTGATCCTGCGTACCGGGTGCGTAACTGTTGGAATAATCGTAATTGAGGGCGATAAAGAACTCCGCCAGGGCGTCACAATCTATCTCCACGCCCATGTAACGGAAGGCCTTGCGCATCCGTGGTGAACCAAAGTGGTTGTAGGTGGTGCGAAAAGCCCACAACATCGGTTCGCCATCGTGTGACGTGCCCTTGTTCATTTCATAAACGAAACCATCGTCACCGCCGATAAGCAGGCGTTCTGTGCCCGTTTCATCCGGTGCGTTATAAGCTACGTTAGGTTTGAAAGGCAGTAAGCCCCAGCCGAACTCGGCGTTACCTTGCTGGTTAATGTGCACAAACAGAACATCGCCGGTATCGAGCACATACCAAAACTGGTTTTTCTCCCGGTAGAGCACACTGGCGACCAGACTGTTAATATTTGGCGCAAGTTTGGACTGTATCGCCGTGGAGATCGTCGCCCCCTGAAAATCACCAAAGGCCTGCACCCGGTCAAGGCGCACGATACCCTGATCATCCCAGGCATAAATGCGACCAATCGGCACCGCACCCCAAAGCACCGCGCCGGTATCATCCGAAACAGGGCGCAGTGACCAGTCGGTGACATTGGTGCCGTATAAACCTTTGGTGTTACGTCGCGTCCAGAGCATCAACACACCGCCCGCGACACTGAACATGCCCGTAATCTCGGCTCCCATGCCGAACTCTGCCGCCCCCAGCACCCCTGAAAAAGACAGGGCATCACCCGGTGTCGAGTGTTGAATAATACCGTTGGGGAAAGCCAGGAAGAGGTGGCCTCGGTGAATCTCAATCAAGTGGGGCGTGTTGCCTGTTGGTGCCCCTGCCAACGTGGACATGAGCACCGGGCTGAAAACATCGTTGTTATCGACTTCAAAGGCCGGATTGACCCCATCGCAGCCGTAAAAATAATAGGTCGTTGCGGTGGCGAGGAAGTTATACGAACGAAAATCAAAACGACCACCGGGTAGAAAACTGAAGGCCACACTCGCACCATCCGCTGTCGCGTTGGTCACAGCGCTAACCTGCAAGGCTTCGTTATCGGTAAAGGTGCCCGTGACACTGGTCAAAACCAGGTAGCCGTACTCGTCTGTGCCCACCGTTGAGCCACCGTGGATAACCACGCGGTGCACCGTGCCCGTGGCACTACTGCTCAGGCCCGTGACAGTATCGCCTTCGGCAAAGGCAATGCTGCCTGCATCATAGCGAACCGTGTGAGTGCTAAGGGTGATTTGTGCCCAGCCAGCAGCAGAGGCCTTGTACACATCGACCGCCGTACCACCGGCGTTATCCCGAAAGGCATAGGTCGCAGCTTCGTGCTGCCAGATGCCCCGAATGGGGCCGGAACCGGGTACCGCCGCAATATCACTGCGATACTGATCCCCTGCGGCCAACAAGTAGGTTGCGCTTTCCGTCGGCGTGTCGGGGGATTGTTCAATACTGGTGATGGTACTTGCGCCCACCGTCTCACCGTTAACAAAGGTCGAGACCGCAAGTTTGGTGTAAATTAACTGACTATCGGTGGCGTTGATCGCCGCAACCACAGCGGTCGCACCACTGGTACCGCCGGTAATGGTACCGCCTACGGTAAAGGTGCTGGTATCGGCAACAGCCATCAGTGTGTAGGCGGCATCACTGGGGCGAGGCTGGCCATCAAGCCGCTCATAAACCCCGGTCATGCGATAACCGCCGGTCAAATCGGGGGCAAAATTGACACATTCCAGCAGGGTACCCGCCTTTACCGACAAAGCAGGGCTGGTCACATCAAGCCCACCTTTCAGTGGGTAGTATTTCGCCGTCGCTGGCTGTTTTCGCACCACATTCCCTCGCGGTCTCTACAGCCTTTTTTCCCTTAAGGCTGCGCTTTACTCAATCTCAATGAACTTCAATCTGAATATCGTTGTTCGAGCTGTAACGGAAGTGGTCAGCGTTGGGCAACTGATCCGCTTCCAGTTGCATCATCAGAGAGGATAACCACTCGCCNCCCTCCTCTTTCAACTCACCCGCCGCGTCGTAGTTGGCGTAGAAAATCAATGCGCGGGCAATAATGGCATTGTGAAAACGCTCAGGGATTAACGAAACATCCCCGTTATTCGTCAGCAAAACCGGCTTTTTGTAATACTCATAATCTATCGTGTAGACCGCATCCGGGGTCGGTGCCAGCTTGATCTTGCCGTTCGGTTTAACCGTGAAGTCATAGGGCTGACCCGTCGCCGCATATTGCACCTTGTCAAACTGTGACCAGGGGACAAAATTAAGCTGATCGTCGCCAATCCACACCTTCGGCCCGTGTCTGCCGGAACCGGGGTCAAACTTGGCGAAGTGCGCTAACAAGGGCAGCGAGTAATCCGCCACCGTATCAATGCTGTCAAAACTGCTCTCGTCCCACAGGAACTTCCAGTCGAACCACTTATTCTGTATCTCGTTGTCAGCCTCGACAATCCACCCCACCAGGCGGTTCAACTCACCCGTCTGGCCCAGCACGGTTGACGGGCCTGTACCCGCTACACTGCTGCGGTCACGCAGACGCTGTACCAGCTCAAGGAAAGTCATTAGCGTTTAGTCGCTCTAACGCGACTCTTCGCCGCTGCTCTTTTGCGGGCAGCCGCTCGGGGCTTTATCGGAGCGGGCGCTTGTGCCATCTCCGCTGGGTCATCCAGCAGGGGGTCTGAGACCGTTGGCGTTTTGCCGTCACCCGAGGAAAAAAATTTATCCGCTGCGGCAAGGGCATCAGTAGCATCAGCTTCCTCCCCGTCTACCTTGGGTAATGCCCGTTGGTATATTTCCGGCCCTGTATCCCTGGGGTGAATAACACAACCAAGCGCGCCGTAAGGTACACCGTTAAGCGTAAAGCGCACGCCATCAGGGTCTTTACCCATGCGTATGCTCACCACCACACTTCTTACCGGCACATCCTTACGGTTGTAGGCAACACCCTTCTGCACCTTGGCAACGCTATTGCTGTTGTTATCACTTTTTTCTCTGACATGCCAGAAGGGTAAGGACGCATCAAACTTATCGCACAGCAGGTCATCGTCAGTTTTCAATCGCTTTCGCTCCAGCGTAATTTTCGTGAGTAACGGGGATCTTCGTTGTCAAAGCGGCTGCTAAAACTCAAACCCTCCGCCGTGCTACCCGCCTGCTGTCGAGAACCTGCGGGCGGATCAAAATACGTTGGCCTCAAAGGGCGCGTAATGTAATCCATTGGGCCGGCCTGCATCTGACCAACATGTAGACCAAAATAGGGCATATCACTATCAGCGCTCACAGCCTTTCTCCCTTTTCAAATGTAAAATGTCACAGGGGAAGCACTCTGAAGTGCAAAGGGACACCTCCCCTCGCCTCCCTGTGACAAATTTTCGCCAATATCAGGCTTTACCCGGCTTTACTTCATTGGGTCGCTGGGTTTTGCTGTTTTCCCCACCGGGGGAACAGGCCTTCACGTCGATGGCACCAGCGGATGACAGACCAGTGTCAAGTCCCGCTTTCGCACCGCCTTTTGTACCGTGGGTCGAATTGGTAAACCCTCCCGTCTTTTTCATCACTTTCTCCTTGATAAATACTTGTATAGGTCAATACTTCTATTGACTAATACTTGTATTAAAAAAACACGTATTAGTCGATTAATACCAGGCCATGGTGACGGCAATATCCGCCGCACCCGCTGTAGATCCGCCATCCGTACTGATCAGTAAAACCTCAGAGTCGGCGTCAACCGATACGGTATCGGTATCCACAACGGTCGGGGCGTTATAACCACTGCCCACGGTTGCGACAGGTAAGGCCAGACTGCCAAACTTATCCAGGGTGCCAGTGACACCCACGGTAATGTTAGCCGTCGCCACGGTGACAGCGGTTGTGCTTACAGCACCCATTGCGTGAAGCCGCCCGGTTTTACCCGCTGGCCCCTTAACACTCAACAGAGTGCCGGCCGTACTGGTAGCGGCTGCTGACAGTTGGTAGGTAATGTAGATTGCGTTTTCATACGCCATGATTTGCTCCTTTGGGGGCATCAGCCCCCGCATAAATTACGATGTTGAGCCCCAACGGATGATGCGCGCCTGTGCCTTGGTCGCAGCAGACGTAGTATCCGCATGAACAATGCCGAAGGCTCCCAGGTAGTACCAGGCGATGCCGCGACCCCGACCATAATCATCAGGAATCTTGCCGCGTACCTCTTCTGGGCAAGCAACCGCTTCAGTGACGGTATCTGCGCCCAGGAAGAACGCTTCGTCGGTATTCGTCCAGCCTTTACTGGCGATATTGGTCTGACTGACCATGCGCACAGCGTCGGCTCGACCCTTTTCACCGGCCATGATGCGGTTCCAACCCTCAGACACGTACTGCTGGATCGACTCAAGGTCGTCCGTAACACTACGCAGCGTGGTGGGTCGGGCAATACCGACATAATTCTCACCATCAAAGGTGGGAATCTCCCGCTCCGCCATGGTGTCGGCCAGAGTTTTGATATGTACAAAACTCAGGTCGTCCGTCGCCACGCCAGAAGCGGTACCGTTATCAGTGAGGTCGAATGCCGTCGAACTGGTGCTTGTAGCCACCAAAATAGTCGCGGCAAACTGCTCATTCGCCGCTGCGTCGAGGGCACGACGACAGTCATTTTTGAGGGTCTTGTTAATGATTTCGAGCACAGG